ATCGGGACTACCAAGAAGTTCATTTCCCCTCACGAGAGCTTACAAGCTGGATGGAAGTTCAAAGAAATTTGGTACTTGAACTATTACATTCAGAACAGGAGATACCCCAAGTTCAGTGTACTTGATCATGATAATTGGATAGTCCAAAACCTCGAAGAAAACATCTGGATTAACATAAAAGAACCCCAGTACCATCTGAGTGATTGGGACGCTATTCAGACAGAAGAGACATTTGCTGTCCCTAAATCTTTCAATTTGTCTATGATAGTGTCAGACACTGCTATAAGTCCGACCAGGAAGGAAATTCAAGATTCTACGAAGGCAGGAAATCCTCCTATGGATCCTAGTGTTAGGAGAGGTGTCCTTAAGTGGATGAAAGACGGACTTATTGACTGCCACCAGCTACTAGATGGGATAAACCGACATCCATGGGGACTCCCGAGAGAACATAGAGCCATTGGGTTGTATCCCAAAGAAAGAGAGATGAATCCGATTGCAAGAATGTTCGCATTGATGACACTGATGATGAGATCTTATGTAGTTATCACCGAAAACATGTTATCAGAGAATGTAGTTCCTCTGATTCCAGGAATCACTATGACATATAGCCTATTGGAATTGGCCAAAGAGATGATCAGAGTTACTACATCCCAAAGGAAGCAAGGTGCAAACTCCCGTACTTTTTGCATAAATATGGATTTTGAAAAATGGAACCTGAATATGAGAAGAGAGAGTACTGAGCATGTCTTCAGAGAACTGGGACGGATGTTCGGATTACCAAACCTTTATAACCGGACTTATGACATATTTGAGCACTCTTTAATTTATTTGGCAGACGGAACTTACACTCCGGATTTAGATGATGAATTAAATCCCAAGAGTGGAAGCTTGAATGAAATATATGAAGGACACATAGGAGGGTTTGAAGGGTTGAGACAAAAAGGATGGACCATATTTACGGTTGTACTGATCGCTCACGTGTGTGACTCAATGGGGGTCCAATACAAATTGATGGGTCAAGGAGATAACCAAGTTTTGATGGTAACAATTCATTCTAAGCAGGCTAGGATTTATGGACTAGCGAGCGAAAGTAGCAAGAACGAGGTGAGAGCTAAGCTGGGTATGTTGCTGTCAAAGCTGAGAGAAACATTTGACAAGGTAGGATTACCATTGAAACCTTTGGAAACCTGGGTGTCAGATAGCTTCTTTTCTTATGGGAAAATGCCGATCTATGAAGGGCTCCCCCTCTGCAGCTCGTTAAAGAGGATATCTAGGATCTTCTTTTTCTCCAATGAAGATCTTATGACAACGGATAATGCCTTGGGAGCTATAACAGCAAATGCTCAGTCCGCCGTGATGGTAGATATTCATCCAATTGTGCCATATTTCATAGCTAAATGGCAACATCTACAATGTTTGAGTATATTCTCAAAGTATCATCCTTTAATTGGAGGAGCCCCTCATAGTTTTGACTCAGAAAAGATTTATTTCTCTCTAAAGTTCAAGAGTGGAGAAATGCTGAAAGCTTGTGAAGTGAGGTTACTCTCCAGAGAAACTCTAATCCTAACTATGGCATCAATACCAAAGACATTAGGAGGATTCAATGTGGTATGCTTTTTTGATATGGTCCTTCGCGGGTTCTCTGATCCAGTCAGTAAGGACTATCAATTTTTGATGATGATGGCACTAAAAGCTAAACGAAGTTTGAGGTATACTCTCAGAAACTGGTCGGATGTTTTCTTGAGTCCGGATATAGACTACCTTCATTTGCTCCAAGACCCAACATCTCTCAATCTAATGTGCCCGCCAAATGCTTCCACAATCATAAAGAGAATGATCCATCGGACCATAGATGGATTAGCAAGTGATTCTGAATTTTCTAAATGGTTTAAAGAACTCATGAGTATAAGTGCAGAGAAGAAGGTGGAGCCTCTAGTTGAAAAGTTGACAAGTGGAAGTGAAATCAATGCCAGAATGTGTCACGATATTCTCGGAGCTACTCTGTACGGGTATGCCGATTCAATTGCATCTAAGGTGGACAAAACTGTAACCTTGTCACGCATTACATTGGGTCAACAGGACGTTGTGGGGTCACTTATTGCTGGAGAAAGAAAGATATGGGACTACATGGTCTGGAGGAGTCATTTCAAAGGAGGACGGAAGAGGAAAGAAGGATGTCCTTCATTATACATAAGGCATGTGCGAAATGAAGGGTGGAAAAAAGAGGTCATTGGAGTCTCCACACCTTATCCTTTTCATTACATAACAGAGGATTCGCTGGAAACTGATAGACCTGATTCATATGTAGAAGTTGTGGTT